CTGGATTATTTACTTGATAATCCAGCTATCGCTCCAGTATTCTTAATCCTTATTGGGATATAGATGAACTCAATAGCCTTAACAGGTTCGATAGCTATGTCGATATATAGTTCGTTAGCATCGATCCTGCTTGGTGTGTTGTTTGACGTGTCGCAAACTACTAGGTAGTCGTAAAGCGCACGTTGTCCAACTAGTTCTAGCATTAGGCTTTCTACTGTAGCTTTTACAGAATCTCTAGTCGTCTTGTCGTTTGGTTCAAACAGATAAGGCTTAGCAAGTATCGAAAGCTGTGTGCGTAGATAAACTATCAACCTAGCTACGTTGATCCTGTCCATAGCGCTCGCTAGAGGAGCCCTAGTCTTCTGACCGAATACTGTCAATCCGCTTCCTACGAGGAAAGTTATTGGATTTATGCTTAGTTGATATAGCGTATCGCGCTGGCCGTTGTTTAGAGCGATGCTCTTGAACTCACCAGTTGCTGCATCAATATAACCACTTGCAGTAGCGTTATTTACGATACCACGGCGTAGTCCTGCTGGAGCAAACCAAGGATAGCTTACGCTATCGCTTAGGCTTATAGTCCTTAGTGCCATATGGCTTGGAGGAACTACGATGCTATTACCAAAGTTATCGTTTGTATAACCACTTGGATAGTAAACACCTAGATAATCATCAAATGTTACTAGACCTTTTTCGTTGTTATCAACTGCAACAGCAGCATTTGAGAAATAATAGTTTAGTGAAGTAGCATCGCTTGGTAGACGGAATGGAGTATCGCCTACGACAAACGCTGTCTGCTTGCGATCTACGTTCAATTCAACCATGTTTGAGATCAGTTCTACATAACCTGGTGTAGCGATTAGATTGAATAGTTTCCTTTCATCATCACGTATATCTTGGTTAGTGTCGACTAATGCCTTTAGCTTCTGCACTACTATGCTGCGTTGGGCGTGCCTTCCGAAGTAAGCTACTAGATTCTCATCAGTACCGCTAGCGCTTATCCAACGATCCGCTGCATAACCGTCTTCGCTTTCGTTGTTAAAGCGTAGGTTGATCGAACCATTGTTTGTATTAATGTAATTCTTAACATATGATTTTACATTAAATCCGCTGCGACGTGTGTTGAATAATAGCATACCACGTGGATAAAGCGCAGGATCTGGAGTATCAAAATCTATGAAGTTGCTGTGTAACAGATCAGCTATATCGCCTGGCATATCACTGTTTGCACCGTTTACGTTGTAACGTGCATCTGCGAATATGATACCATTTTCTGTAGTGTGATCTGTATTATCTACAGGCACCCAAGTTAGGCTATAATTGTCCCAGATATTGATCATCGGATAGTTTTCGATATCGCTAGTGTCTATCCATATATCGCCAGTGCGTAGGTGTGTACCATCGCTCTGTGTAGTTGGCCTTGAAGCTTGTACTAGAGGACCAGCAGGATCTGTTAAGAAATCAGCGCCGTTTGTGCTATAGTATGGGCTAGTTGGATCTCTATAGCCTACCCAAGTATGACCGTTGTGTATCATTATATCAACTTGGTCGATTATGTTGTTGTACCATAGTGTTCCAGTTGTTGGTGTTAGTGCAGGAGCTACGCTGCTAGCAGTATATAGTAGTGGTTCCCAGTTTGTAGCTACAAATTTGTGTGCTGTATCACCTTCTGGAGCAGTGTATAGGCTATCGGTACCGCTACCGGTGTTTACATTGTATCCTGTATAACCGAGATGTGTTAGAGCATCAAATGTTTCACTTGGGCCGCTACCTGCATGTATTCCAGCAGCTACACGTATCTCACCACCTGTGTTGTGTTGTATTATCAGCTGATTCATCGCATTAACACTGGCTTCAATATTAGTAAAACCTGCACCATTGATAGTTGCTGCTACTAGTGATGCATCAGTTGCTGACGCATCAGCAGTGAATTGGATCAACCTATCTACATCTAGTGCTGCTGTTCCTACTAGTGATTCTGCTAGGCTAAACTGATAGATCCTCTTGGTGTAAGTGGTAGCAGTTAGCGTAATTGGACTGCCGCTGCTGGCTATGTTCTGTGAATTAGTTACAGTATAAGTACCAACGCCGCCTGTGTCTCCGCTAATTTGTGCAGTTATTACAGTTCCAGGTAACACGCCCAATCCAGTGATAACTTGGTTCGCTGCAACTGTTCCTAAACTTATAGTTGCTACGTGTAGCGTAGTGCCAACGATATAACCAGTGAATGTGAATCCTTGAGAACCCTGTGGGAAAGTAGTAGCATCGATCACCTTGCTGACAAACTGTGTTGGATCTGGTTGTGTCCTGCGATAGATCTTGTAGTCAGCATATGAAGGACTTCCATCAACTTGTGATGACTCAGTAACATTGTATTGTGCATAGAGTGTGCCTGTATTGATGTTCTTACCGCCGCCTGCTAGGTCTAGGCCATATGTCGCATCTTGATTGTTATCATAAACTGGGCAAGTGATCCTGTTCCAGCTGTTAGTGGCCGAACTCCAAACCTTAACATCAACAAATGCACCTAGGTTTACGTTTGTGGTCTTTAGCCATAGGCTGCCTGATGGGCGAGGGAATAAATCTCTAGCCTTGTAACGAGGTACTGTAAAGTGTGGCTGTATGCTTAGTTCTGGACCATAATAGGTACCTGTTGCTATACCAACTGCGCTATCACTAGCAGCAGCAGTAACAATAGATCCTGTACCTGCTGCTAATACGATGGCATTGGCTTTTGGATTTGAAAACTCAACGGCTCCATTAACTAGCGCACTGTTGCTGGTATTCATATAAACGATATTGTTTACTGGATCAACTGTTATTACTTTAGCACCGTATGTGATGCCAGCACCAAATACGTTGTTTCCTACAGTGATACCTGTGATGCTAGCTACAGTGATGTAGTCATCACCGATAAAGCCAGTAGCAGTAGTTTCTATATAATAATCCTGGAATATCACAGGAACGCTGCTTAAATCTTGGCTGATAGGATGATCTAGAGTGATAACGTCACCGTTGATGTCTACGATAGTTCCTGGTAGATTTTGACTCTGTCCTACTCCATACCAATGACCGTTTAGATCAGTTACTGTCATTCCCTTTATCAGTGTTGCGCCAACTCCTGATGCTACAGTTATGTCTGTTGGACTAACTGTGCTGCTACCAGTAGCAGTAGTTTCAACGTTTGTTGAAGTATTACCATTAGTAAACAGCTGTAGCCTTGCATTTACTATGTCTGCTGTAACACCATGTGAATCTGTTAAAGAGTTTATATTAGTCTTTAGACTGTTGAGATTGTTTCCACTTGCTGTAATGAGTACATTGTTAATGTAGAATGTATCACCTATATTGATAGATGGATTGCTCTTAGTTCCTTTTGCTGCTGGCCAGCTAGCATACCAATCGCTGCTGCCTACTTCAACCCACATTCCCATATAGTTCTTGAAATATGCAACAAGTGTAGTCGAAACTGCTACCACAGCATATGTACCGATAGTACCAATTGCCCCACTTGGGAAACCAGTCATTGGATCTAGTTGTGTAGCATCTGTGATTACTAGAGGAACGATATTTGTAAACTGTTGTCCACCGCTAGTTGTGCTAGCTTCGCCATTCCATTGGAATATACCCCAATGGCTGTTTAGCGTATCTAGCCAATATGTTCCATCTGGCGGATTTGATGTAGGAGCTGTTGTGGTTGGAATCAGTTGATTAGTGTCGAGGTCTGCACGTATTACCCAAGCAGCATTGTTAACAGCGAGGTAGCTATACGCAGCTTGCAATCCGTATTCGTTTAGTTCACCACCGTGTATTGGATTATAGCTGCTGTCTTTCTCAAAGAAGGGATCACCAAAGGTATTTCCTAAATCTCTTTGACTAGTTAGCAGATAAGCTTTTCCAGCATTAGCCTTGAGTGTTCCAACAGCTAGTCCTGTGCCAGCTGTGTTGATCTTGTTTTCTTTAGAAACCACTACGATGAGCGGTACGGTACCTGGGCCAGCTGGTAGGTAAAAGCTCTCATCAATTACCGTTACTTCAATGCCGGGTGAAACTAATGCCATGTTATATCTCCTGTTATACAGACTCTAGTAATATTTAGTTGTTAATGATAAAAAACACTATCTAGCTGTGCCTTAAAGGCAACAAAAGGCAATAAATGGTAAATATAAAGGCAACGAAAGGCAACGATATGCATGATCAAAGAAGTAATTGCGCTAGATGCGGACAGAATCCGAGAGCTATAAATTATAAGAAAGGAGAAAGGATCTATTACAGATCTATATGTGATGCCTGTTCAGTAGCTAACATCAAAAGGAAACGAGTTGACTGGATTAAGAAAGGTTATAAAAAGAAAATGACTTGCGAAGCTTGTAAGTTTATACCCAAGCATCCGGATCAATTAACCGTAATTAATCACAAAGAAAATTTTAAGACAGTCTGTTTAAACTGCGGATGCTTATCAGATATAGCTTTTTCAACCGTTACAGCAGATTTTTAACAGCAGCCGTTAACTCGTCGACTGTACCGTTGTTGTCTATGACCTGATCAAATTTTGCTCTAACCCACTGCCATTCGCTAGGATGAACATCAGCAGGAGGAGACCCCCCTAACTTGTATTGATCAAACCATTTAGGATTAGGTCCTCTTTTAACTTGCCACACCTGTCCAGATAGTTTATGGACCATATCGATTTCGTTTGGAAATCTAGTGTCTGGTATCACGTAATTAATTCCGTTATGTATCTTACGTTCTATGCTGGCTATCCATATATCTTTATGGAACCCGTCACGGCAGACTTCTGTACCCCACTGTTGTAATACCCATCGTGGTGTTAGATTTGGAATTCCTAATCTATCTGCCCACCAAGTATCAACGCATTCTCGCCATTCTCTGCTAGAGTCAGTATCGCCTTCCAGCAGAAGTCGATCCCAGCTAAACACATTTGCTACTGCGTCTTTTAAGCTATCAGCAAAACTAATCTTCTGATAGCCGTAATCATTTTGTAAAATATCTGCTACGGTTCCTTTACCGGAACCAATAAATCCAACTACACCTATTATCATAATAAGATATTAACACACCTTTCAGGATACGTCAACCTATAATAAATGTATATCCTTGGCCGCCTGTTACCTGTTGCATTAGTTCTGCTTCGAGTGCGGCTAACTGTTCTTTAGCTTCACCTTTGAGTGCTGCACCATTTAGACTAGATCCGCCTTGTGGACCTGCGATCTGGCCAAACTTCTCACGGGCCTCACCTATCATTAGTTTACAATTAGCCAGCGTATAATCTTTGATCCATTGATTGGCATAGATATCTTGCAATATCACAAAATCTGGACGATAATTGTAAGTCCATAGCAACACTTGTTCTTGTCCCATAGGACGCTGTGTGATAGTTAGTGTATGTGTGCTTTGGTTATAATGATAGTTAATAAAACTACCAAACATACGTCCTACCATTTCTTGGTACTGTGCGAATATCTCATATGTAGCAAGACCGCCCATATTGCTAGAACTCAGTAGATAGGTATTAGTATAGGCCATATTGAATGGTTCAAATACAGTGCCACCGTCTCCCATACCAGTCCTCGAACCGATACTGCGACGGAACATTTCTCGGACAGTTATAACTTCTTTTGGTAACTTGTAGGTATTAGTGTTAACTTCTAACGTGAGGAACATATAGCTTTCTTCTACGCTACTATCGCCACGCTGCCTATATTTACTTAGAGCGCGATCTAATGCTGTTTGATAGTGTATAGGATCTAATTCTAGATCAATCATTCCTCCGCCTAACATGGCGGTCGCATAATCATATACCTGCTGTTTTAGATCGTCTAACTGGCTCATATTGTATTTATCGGTTCATCTATTATTAACTTGCCCCAAGGGATGATATTCCATATACGTTCACTAACAAAATAAACTAGGAGATTTAATAAGAAC